ACGGTTAACCTTAGTAAAGGGTACGGAAAGGCTGATATTGTCGCCATGAGAGGACCACAAAGATTTCTCAATATTCATATGCTCAATTATAATTTTTTATATATAAAAAGGCAAATAACTAGTTGCCTAATAATTATTCGACCTGTCGACCTGCGCCCTGCTCATTTCGGCCTTCTCCAGAAATATCTGGTGAATTATTTTCTCTTTCCTGATCCCGCCTTCTGGTATTTCCAGCCTGAGCCCTTACTTCTGCCTGTTGCTGTGGTTTTAAAACTACAACCTCATCACCGCTGTCAAGAGCAACCATACCCTTGCGAGTTCTAATTTCATTTGGAGTAATTACCTGCATTCTCAAATATCTCTCATCAATCTTAGACTGAGTATCTTCGTCAGTAAGAGCCAATTCATTAAATTTAAGCTGTAGGGCATCTGTCATTTCTGCAATAAGTTTATTTAATTTCTTTTCAAGAATATCCTGTGCTGGACGACATACCTGCTCTTTAAATGTTTTATCAGCATCTCTGGCTGCTGCCAAATTAATTCCTTCTGGAGTTCCAATTTTATTTATTGGAGTTCTGTGAGCCATCAATATTTCATCACGATTCATCTTACGATATGTATTAAATGATGATTCTTGTGCTCCCGCCTCAATTGGCTCCATCTTAAATTCTGTCTTAGAATCTGAAGTGTCTGGTGGGAGTGGAATATAAAGTGAGCGATGATTCTTTCCCTTTAATCCTACCTGGAAAAACTCAAGCAATTTACGCTCAGACTCTGTAGATAATTTAGCACCCTTGACTGTAATAATATATCTTGGGACAGCTTTATTTTCAAAATAGTCTAAATTATATTTGCTTGCAAATTCGTTTCCAGCCACTGCATTTGAGGCTGAAACAATATCTGGGATTCCATAATAGTTGTTTTGCGGAGTATATTTCTTAATATGAATAATTTCATTGGGTCTATCTAAACCGCCTGCAATTGGATTAGGAGTTTCTTGATCTCCAAAATTACGGAAGAATACGGCCTTGCCATAAAGCAATTGAATAAAGCCATCACGGAGACGACGGACACGCATCGTCTTTGACGGAATGTGTCCTATATATCCTATCTTGCCAGAAGTTGTTCTGCTAATTTCAAGATAGCCGTTACCTGTTGCTTCGATATCTGTATAAAACTTAATTAATGTTTCTTTAAATGTTTCTTCTTCATTGCAATCTTCTAGCCAGTCGTGTAGATCTTGACGAATTCTGTCTAGCTTTCTACGTGCTCTAACAACCTGCTCATCAGATAATTCTTCCATTGCTTCAACGGTTCTGCGAGTTTCAATAAAATCAAATCCAAGTCCTACGATATTTGAAACCTTAGCATTAATTGCTGCGTAGTTATATGGAGAAATTTCGTATATCTTAGAAAGGTACTCAAGGTTATATGGGGGTTCGACAAGATCGAACATTGCATAACCTGTAATTGCCGCCTGTAATAAATTCTGTTGTGTTTCTGCGCCATCAATTCCAGTAAATCTTTTCTGAATATCTCTGTTCATTTTACGACGAAATGCTGGTGAAAGTCCAGAAACCTTTACCAGGTCATTACCTTCTATTTTAAATGGGTCATTACTCTTCTCAACTGGCTGACTATGAAACCTCATCCAATCAGAAGTATTAGAAATGTGAATTTCTTGACTGTTATCGTCTTCAATATAATCTGACATTATTTGCCTGCCTTTTTCATTTCGTCTTTGTAATTTCCAATATCAAGCGGATCTGGGACTAAACCCCACTCCAGCCTTTGCTTTTGATATTCAAACTCTTCGTCATCTATCTTTCTACGCCCTGATAAAAATTTGGGTTGTCCCTCATAAATACCGTATGATCGAACCGCATTCGCTAAAGCATCTATTCTTGCTTTGTTATTTTTCATGGCAGTAACAGAAAGATAATTTCCGTCATCATCGCCAATCCAGCGTCCGTCTGGCATTTCCCAGACGTATATACCTAGGCGGGTCTCTTCTCCAAGATCAGTGTATTTAATCTTTCCAGTATCCATTGTTTTTATTTTACCACTCTTTATAGTTTAAGTCCAGCTTTTTGTCACGCTATATGACAAAATTATACAGATTGAAGCACAATCCAGTCATTATTATAATATACTGGGTCTAATTCTGTCAGGGTAATGGCAGATTCAGATATTGTTTCTACAGGCTTTCCTGTATATAGTTCAAAATGTGTCTCTACTTTGCCCGCCGTTAATTCAGAATCATATATAGCAATATTCTTGTATAGATTGCTGGGGCCTCCTGTAGTCTCATAATTAAATTGAATAGTTCCAGATATTGAATTTGTAAATACAATAACGATATGATGAGGCTCTTCTTCTACTAAATAATTAGTTATATCTGTAGCCGATGAGACATCTACATCATTTATGTATACCTTGCTTATATTGGCCTTAGAAATTGTTCCAGAGCCATTCCAGCCGAATCTGGTAGTTGTACCTACAGATCCATACAAAAGGGTGTTAGAAGCCAATGTAAGGGGCGTAAAGAGCATTTCTACAGACTTTACAGAACTGGCGGTGGTCAAATCAAATCCCGCTCCATCTTTAGCCCTAATTCCATTCATATAATTACGAGATAGAATAGGATAATTTAAAGATCCTAAATAATAATCTGAATTAGATGTAATTTTGTCTCCATAATTGTCTGCATAAATAGTTCGATCTGAATAAAATGTAACACAGAAAAATGATAATTTAGGCAAGAACTTGCTCGCATCTGTAGTAGACATTGTTATTTTTATATAAACTTTATTACTTGAATCAAAAGAATCTTTTGTGTATTGTGGTAATGGCTGTCCATTACTGCATGCCGCCCAATTTATTCCATCAACGCTTGACTCTACAGATATTCCTAAATCATTACGCCATTCTACTTTAGAAGTATTTAATCCAATTTGAGATGGAATTAAAAAGGAATCTTCTAAAACGAATGTTTTAGCCTGAGAGGTTTCTGTTTTATAAAAAGTAATATGTTTTTTATTTATATCATAATAAGTATTGTCATCTACAAAATCTGTCCACGGTTTATTTACTGGATAAGAATAATCAAATGAGGCACGAATATTAGCATCTGTTCCGCTGAATAAAATTCCATTATCTGGGTATACAACATGAATTGAAGAAACTGTAATATTACCATCTATATAATGTCGTTTCAAAGATGTCTGAGTTAATGAATATCGATATACTGCTGGCGCATCAACAATAAAAGAATCACCAGAATTTAAAGTTGGTCCAGCCTGTAAGGTTAATGATGTATTGGTAAATTTAAAATTAGATAAAGATTTAGAAGCAACTGGTACTGAGTCAACATAAAGAGTAATTCCATTTACTGAATATATTCCAGCAATATGTAAAGATTTTTTGCTATATGGCAGACAATATCTTACGGACTCTGTATTGGAGACACGAAATACAATATCTCCCTTATGCCAATATAAGCCTATGTCATTTGTGGTGTCTGCAAAAAGGGGGGTCTCATCAGAAGATTCTATTGATTGATTAAACCATACTTCTAATGTAAAGTCATTATCTGATGTATATTTTGTTCCGAGTCCCGCACCAACATTTGCGCCATAATAATCTTTTGTAATTGGAAATGTTGCGTATGCTGTATTTGTAATACGAGTACCAGAAATTCCGCCTGCAACAAGCGGTAGCATGTTTGATGCGGGTGATCCTATATATGTTCCATTATTACCGCATCCAGATATATCTGTTGCGGTAGCACCAGAAGATTCGTCTAGTGGCCAAAAGCCAATAGGGTAATCTTTAATTACCTTTAGTTGATATGACATTTATTCTTAAACTATTCTTCTGGAGTAACTACAACTTGCCAGTTCAGGTCTTCTTCTACCCAACGATACATCTGTCCATCTGTTGGATATGGGGTTGGTGCATCCCAAAGACATGTCTCTTCATTTAGTATCCATGAATTAAAAGGCTTTGGTGGAATGAATGCATCACGAGTTGCGTCGTATGAATATCCAATTCCTGCGTAGTTCTTTCTTAGCGGGGTTCCGCCCAAAGAATGTACTCCACCCTGTGTATTATATGAAGTCTTTACCCAAGTTCCGCCAAGGTTATCAATTAACCACTGATAGCCCTCGTCTGAATCTTCGTTGCTTCCAACTAATACACGAGTAACGATGTTATTTTCATCTAATTCGGCCCAATGTGCCATTTTTACCTCCTTATGGTAAATTTTTATTATTTTATCATTTTGTAAATGATAAGTCTAGAATGTAATGCTTCCGTTATTGTTAAATTTATAAATTTTATATCCGCCCGTGTTTGTGAAAACTGGAGAACCAGTAGTAGATGTTGCGTCTGGCAATAAATTTGAATAAGAAATTATAACTACTCCTGATCCTCCATTGCCAGCTGCTTGTGGATCATCTCCACGCATTCCACCTCCACCTGAACCTGTATTTATTAAACCAGCTGTTGGGAAACCGCTATTTGAGCTAGCATTATTTCCTGTACCTCCCACACCGCTTCCGCCAGAGCCTCTAGCTCCATCTCCACCACCGCCGCCTCCGCCGCCATAAAATTGTGAAGATCCTGATATAGTAGAAGAGACTCCATCTCCACCATTTGGAATTGTTCCTGCGCCGCCAGCGCCTCCGCCGCCGCCAGATGGATTTATTGTGGTTCCTCCGCCAAGATTATTTTGAGGAGATCCAGAAGTTCCTCCTCTACCAGAACTTTGAGTAGCATTACCTGCGCCGCCTCCGCCGCCTACAAATGTAAAGGCTGAGCTACTAGTTCCTGCTGATACTGTTCCTATGCCAGTTGAACCAGTTCCACCAGCGCCTACAACAATATTAAATTGAGTTGAAGTAGCAACCGAAGCTGTTCCTGCCTGATATCCTCCAGCACCGCCGCCGCCTCCGTAGCATACTCCAGGCGTTCCTTTAGCTCCTGACGCTCCGCCACCAATTATAAAATATGATATAGATATGTTTGCATTTGGTGTAATTGAATTTGTTGCAGAAGTTACAGAGCTTCCATTTTCATTTGTTGCGGTTACAGTAAATGTATATTCTGTTCCATTTGTAAGGCCTGTTACAGTTATTGGCGACGATGCGCCAGATGCTGTAAATCCACCTGGACTTGAAGTAACTGTGTATGTTGTTGGTAGTCCACCAGTACCTCCAGGTGTAAATAGAACTGTTGCCTGCGTATTGCCTGCTGTAGCAGAAATATTTGTAGGAGTTTCAGGTTTTGTACTTGGAGTAAATGGAGAAGATGTAAATGAATTTGACGTATTAAAATTATTTGTAGACGTTATTGCAAATGTGTACGATGTTCCATTTGTTAATCCAGATACAATAATTGGTGAAGAATTTCCAGTTTGAGTAATTCCTCCTGGACTAGACGTTACGGTATAAGAATTTGGCAAACCTCCTCCAGAACCTGGGGTAAATGCGACTGATGCAGAAGATGTTGCTGAGTAGGTAGAAGGAGAATTTGATTGAGACACAGAATTAATTGTCGGAACTGCTGGAGGTGCGCTATTTGCCACCCATCCTTGAGATGTATAAATCTCTAAGCAACCTAACGTACCATTATAAAATACATCACCAATTGATGGAGATGATGGCCTATCTGCTGTTTCGCCTTTAGGTGTACCTGATATAGATGATTTTCTAATTGCCATTAATCAAATCTCCATCCTACCGTAGCCCCTGTATATACAAATGTGGAGCTTGCTTGGTTTACGTCTATTATAGCATCTTCTGTTTGTCCATTAATCTTATTACCGTTTCTTGATATTGTTATATTATTTGTTGCCGCCGTCCCTGATGCATCATATATTGCAATTGTGTCTCCTAGAGTAGGACTAGCAGGAAGAGTCAATGTTCTTGCTACTGTTGTATCTACAAAGTAATTATAATTTGCCACCATTGTAATATTAGATGATACAGCTTGGGCGGTAGGACCAGTAGGAATTGATACTGAGCCTCCTAATGAAACCGCCGATCCATTAATAGTAATACTTGAATTTGTTAAAGAAGCATTTTCAATGTTAGACAAAGTATTATTTAAACCACTAATTGTTTTATTGGTTAAAGTTTGATTTCCATCTATTGTAAGAGCATTAGGAATGGCGGTAGCTACTTCTTGCCATGTAGTTCCATCCCATACTCGAATTAATTTAGCCATTAGAATGTAATGCTCCCGCTTCCTGTGAACTTGTAATACTTATATCCCCCAGTATTATATAATGTTGGAGATCCAGTAGTTGATGTAGCATCTGGATATGTATTTGAATAACGAATAATTATAATTCCTGATCCACCAGAGCCACCGCCATTACCGCTAGAGCCTCCTCCGCCGCCTCCACCAGTGTTTGCAGTTCCAGGATTACCTGCGTTTGGTTTAGGAGCAGATCCTCCACCACCGTTTCCACCAGATCCTCCTGGTCCAGAACTTGCAGCTACACCTCCACCACCACCGCCTGCATAATAGTATGTTCCACTAACATTATGACCAGAAGATGTTGCAGCTCCCCATGCAGAATAAGTAGCTAAACCAACTCCTCCTGTACCACCTTGTCCACCCAAAAGTCCGTTTGTTCCAGCACCACCAGCTCCTCCGCCGCCTCCTCCAGATTCAACACTTGAGCCATTTGCTGTAGATCCTCCAGCAAAATTTTGTGGATTTCCTGATCTAGAACCAGGACTATTATATCCACTATTTGCTTGCCCTCCATATGCTGTGCTTGAAAAAGCTGTTGTATTTCCTCCAGCACCTCCGCCACCACCAGCTGAAGAACCAGCTGAACCACCAGCTCCAACTGTAAAGCTATATTGAGTTCCAGAAGTAACTGATTGGTTGTCCAAATATACTATACCACCACCGCCACCACCTGGGCCACCATAGTGGCCACCGCCACCTGAGCCAGCGCCAACTAATAGAACTTCTACTGAAGGTACTGATAATGTTTGTGGCGTAATACTACTACTAGCAGAACTTGATAATGATGTTCCGTTAGCATTTGTTGCTGTAACTGTAAACGTATATGCTTGTCCTGTTGTTAAATTACTAACAACAATTGGCGAAGAAGAGCCAGATGCAGTAATATTTCCTGGAGATGATGTAACTGTATATCCAGTAATTGATGATCCACCAGTTGCATTTGCTGTAAATGGAACAGATATAGATGTTGTAGAATCAATGGTAGGAGTACCAATTGTAGGTGCTTGTGGCACAGTAGTTGCAGTAACGCCTGATGAGGCAGAAGAAGCAGAAGCAGTTCCATAATTATTTGAAGCAACTACGGTATATGTATATTGTGTTGATGATTGCAAACCTGTAATAGTAATTGGAGAAAATGAACCAGTTGCTGTATATGAACCTGGAGAAGATGTAATTGTATATGTTCTACCAAGGATAGTTCCTGGAGTAAATGAGATTGAGGCGGAACCATTATTATATGCCCGCCCAGTTCCAACATTTGTTGCAACAACATTTGTAACAGTTGATGCTGCTGCTCCAACTTGCTCCCATCCATAAAGTCCGCTATATACTTCTAGAAAACCTGTTTGTGTATTTGAGTAAACATCTCCCTCTGTTGGGGATGCAGGGCGGGATGAAGAGTTGCCACTTTGAATTCCTTTATTATCCTGAACATATGCTTGTGTAGCAAGAGAAGACGTATCAGTAATTCCATGAACAGAAGTTGTAGCAGAATTATGTGCAGAAATTGCAGCGGCAACTTCAGTATCAGTTGCTGCATCTGTATTTCCGCTAAATAAATTTGCTATGTTTCTGATTCTAGACATTATCTACTGGCTTCTCCAAGTTAAAATATGCGTAGGCTTCATCTTCTGAATCAAACCATCTCCACCCGTCGACGGGATATTCATAAGTATCCTTTTCGTCCCTATATAGGGCATAGTCTTGGTTTAATACATATAATCTACCACAGACAAGAATGTTCTCATTTTCAACTCTATAGAACCCGTCGGTTTTTTCATAGTACCCCTCTTCAGGAATAATTTCATTATGTCTAAATGTCATGATCCAGTTACCGTCCATCCTTTAGCTGTAGCAATAGAAGGTGTGTCATCTACTGTTCCGTGGTTGCTAGTCACGGTAATTGTTTGGGATCCTGCTGCCGTTCCTAAAGATGTATAAAGATTATTTAGGGCGGTTCCGTCAAGCCTCATTCCAGAAACATCCACTGCATATCTCAGTCCAGTTAAAATTATTGAAGATAAATTTGTAAAGGCTGAACCGCCAAACATGTTGGTTGGGGATGAGGTAACACCAGTAAGGTTAAAGCTTACGGATTTTAAAGCCCTTCGTGCACTATTCACAAAAATAAATGAACTAGAAGCAGTAGTAGTATAATAAGTAGTACTTGAGGAATAAAACATAAAACTGGCTGAAGTGATTGCAGGAGTATTAAGTGTTACAGTCTCTAAACTAATTGTATTAACTAAAAAATTCTGTAATCCCGAACTAGATATTGCAGATAAATTAAAAGATGGTATAGATTTTAATAAAACACAATTTTTAAACATACTACTCATACTAGTAACAAAAGATGTATTAAATAAAGGAACTGAAATCAAAGAAGTGCAGTCTTCAAACATACTATTCATAGCTGTAACAGAAGATGTATTAAATAAGGGAACTGATTTTAAAGAAATACAAGCAGCAAACATATTATTCATATTTGTAACAGCAGATGTATCAAACAGGGGAACTGATTTTAAAGCAGTACACCCATAAAACATATTATTCATAGCTGTAACAGAAGATTTATTAAATAAGGGAACTGATTCTAAAGCAGAACAGTTCTCAAACATATAACCCATATTTGTAACAGAAGATGTAACAAAGAAAGGAACTGATTCTAAACTAGTACACCCATAAAACATATTAGACATAGTTGTAACAGCAGAGGTATTAAATAAAGGAACTGATTTTAATGAATCACATTCATAAAACATACTAGACATACTTGTAACAGAAGATGTATTAAATAAAGGAACTGATTTTAATGAATCACATCCATGAAACATATAAGTCATATTTGTAACAGCAGATGTAACAAAGAAAGGAACTGATTCTAAAGCAGAACAGTTATAAAACATATAACTCATATTTGTAACAGCAGATGTATCAAACAGGGGAACTGATTTTAAAGCAGTGCACCCCTCAAACATATCACTCATATTTGTAACAGAAGATGTATTAAATAAGGGAACTGATTTTAAATTAGAGCAAGCAGAAAACATATTATTCATATTTGTAACAGAAGATGTATTAAACAGGGGAACTGATTTTAAAGACCTACAAGCAGAAAACATACCAAGCATAGTTGTAGAACTAGATGTATTAAATAAAGGAATAGACTCTAAGGACAAACAACCATAAAACATGTAAGACGTATCCGTTACTGATTCTGTGTTAAATAACGTTATTGATTCTAATGAGGAACAGTTGTAAAACATATAAGAAGTATTTGTAATTGTAGAATTACTACCAAATGAAACATTTTTTAATTTTATACAATGTGCAAATAAATATGCATATGATGTTAGATTACTAGATACAATATTTACTCTTTGTAGATATCCCATATTAAATGTAGGGGTGATTGACCCAGTTAATTTAATTGTTGTTAGATTTGTTCCAGCAATTGCTATATCTAACCACGGAATTTGTGCGGAAGTACTAAGGTTTGTTCTTGTAAATGTTTGTTGTAGATCTAATATTGTTAAATTTTGTCCCGCCTGCGGAGTTACTGTAACAATAACTTGCTTAAATCCTTCAGATGTTACAGTTGAAGAAATTGATGAGTAAGTATATTTATGTGAAGCCTTTGTATTTGATGTAAAATCTTCTGGAGCTGATCCATCGCCCCAATCAACTGTATAATCTCCTTGTGCTAATAACGCAACATAGTTTGAGTCATCATTAGATATTCCAAGGAGACCGACAAATTTTTGTTCATTTGATTGGGGTGCAGTCAAAGTAATCCAGTCAGCTGGTCTTGTCCAACCAATAATTGTTCCCGCTGCATTAATTCCATCTTGAAGAATATGATAATTTGAAACTGTTGGCCTAGCAACTCCAGGATTTTCAACAATTATTGAGTATGGAGAATATTCTGTTGGAAGCGTATCTGGTGATGTTATTGTCAAAGATGTGGCCGAATTTCTTGTTACTGAATCTGCCGCTCTTTCTACCCCATCAGTTCCTTTAAAATACACCGCTACGTTTGATGCAAAATTTGAACCCTCTACGTATAACTCTGCATTTACAGTATTTACAAATGCTGGATTTATAGAAGAAATTACGGCAGCAGCTGTAGTCTCATTTGATGTAGATGTAGATACAAATCCAGACTGGTTATACGAGAATGAAATTATATCTGATGCTGTTCCGCCTAAAATTACTAATTTATTAAATTCTCCTGTAGTAGTTAATGTAAGTCCACTTGATGTTCCAACCAATGTTCCAGATGAATTATATGCATATGCATCTATTGATGAATCTGCAAGGACTGAGGATATGGCATATTTGCCAGCAGGATAATTTGAAGATAAGGTTGTAGTCGTAACATTTCCAACTATATTTATAGAAAAATTATTAGCAGAGGATGATCCTCCCAGCAGAGATGTTCTAATATCGCTCATTATCCAACCTTCCATCCATATGTGTTACCAGTATAAAGTAATGTATACCAGCCACCATTATTGTCAATAATTAAATTTCCTGTTCCGCCATTTATTAAATTTCCGTTACGGGCTACTGTTATATTATACGTCGAAGCGTTTCCAGAAGCATCTAGTATTTGAATTTCATCATTAAGCGCAGGGGACGCAGGCAGCGTCAGAGTAAGCGCAGAAGCCGATGTAACAAAATATCTCTTCTTAGTCACCAAGTTAGTATTAGCAGATATTGATAATGGGGCTACTGAAGTATTAGCGGCAAGTAAGGCATCTGTTTCTGCTTGCGTATATACATCTACTGAGTTTAGATTAGTTATTGTTACTACTTCGATTATATCGTCTGCTGCCGCCGCTTCTATTAATGTAACAGTATTTCCGCCAGATGTCGTATAGTCTGTAGTTCTAAGAAGTAGAAGTCCGTTGAAATATACCTGCTCGTATCCTTCTATGAATGATACTGCTGTAGTAAATATTGTTTGCCCTAGTGTTGCAGTAAATGATTGACGACGAATTATATTTGGATCAAACGAGTCTGAATATGAATCTGATTCGATCCAGATTTGTCCTACTTCTGGAGATGTTGGGGCATCTGCTTGATATAGGGATCCTGGTTGTGTAGATGCATCAATCTGATCTATAACGAATGCTGTTGTAGCTACTTGAGTAGTATCTGTTCCTACCGCCGCTGTTGTTGTAAACATTGCTCCAGTAGCATCTACTTTAGCAAGTACTGTTCCACTATTATTCCGCCATTCAGTAAGATTAGCAGTTTGAGATGCAGCGCCTTTGACTATTAAGCCTTGTGCGCCAGCAAGGAAACCATTAACCGTTATTGTTCCATTATTATCAATGAGTAGTTTTGTTGTTAAAGAACCTGATGCATTATGGTCTGTCTTGAAAGCAAGATACGGTCCAGAACTAGGACTTGTTACATAAGCACTTTCAATTTTTACAAATGTGAATCCTCCATAATACATTGATAAAGCAGTACCTGTGCCAACACCTGAAACATCATTTTTTAATATTAAAGGTGTTGTTATATTAGATGAAGAGACAATATTTGCTGTAATTTGACCTGTAGCACCAACACTGGCAAGCACAGTTCCCGCACTATTCTGCCATTCTGTTAAATTAGAAGTTTGAGATGCTGTTCCTTTAACATAAAATGTCGGATTTGTTGAACCTGTTCCAGAAACACCTAATGCGGATCTGCTAGAAGTTCCAGAATACAAATATGCTTGAGTATCTATTGGTGGATTTTGATTTAGTCTTATACTAAAATTACCACGTAATTCTGCATTATAATCAACATAGAAATTAACATTATTGTCTGCTCTTCTCAAGTACAGCAAGTCATCTGTATTTCCAGATTTTCCTTGAGCAAATATTCTTCCGTTTGGTCCTACCCCCGCAATAACAGTACCAGCATTATCCTGCCATTCTTGTAGGTTGGCGGTCTGGGATGCATTTGCACGAATAACAATACCTTGTCTTGATGCAGTTGGAATGCTAACATTTAAGAAAGCAGAGTGGTCACCTGTTCCGCCAATAAATGTTCTTCCTGCTGAACTTTGAGTTATATTGCTACTAACATATAAACCTCCGCTAGGTGTTATATTTGCAATTACTGCTCCGCTAGAATTCTGCCATTCTTGTAGGTTAGCGGTTTGAGAAGGGGCACCTTTGACTATTACACCAACGGTAGATGCTCCAGGAGAAAGAACATTAAGTCTGCGATAAGAAATTACTTCTGCTAATGGGCTAACTGCAAAAATAAGTCCGCCAGTTGGATTTTGAACTTCAAATAGATTTGCTGTTTGAGAAGTTATACTTTTAATAATCAAACTAGTAGTTGATGTTGTGCTAGATATAATAGTATCTCCACCAGACTTAGATACTTTATCTCCTAATGCTGTTGTTATTGTTGTAGCATAATTAGGATCATCTCCTAGCGCTGCCGCCAATTCATTAAGAGTGTCTAAAGTTTCTGGAGCAGATGAGATTAGGTCAGATACTGCAGTATTGACATATGTTTCTGTTGCATATCCTGATAAATCTGTTGATTTTAGATATCCATAACCATCTACTGTAGAATCAAGCGAAGAAGTTGGGGTATATGAAAGTAGTTGTGTATCTGTATAGCTATTAGCATTTCCTTCTGCTGTTGAAGCAGAACCTGCTGGGTCATAATTTACAGCTAACCCATCAGCATATGTTTCTGCTGCTGATTGAGCATTTGAAGCTGCTGTATCAGCATATGTTTCTGTAGCATATCCAGTTAAAGATGGAATTTCTGAAGTTAAAGCGATAGTTCCTGTTGAATTTGGAAGAGTTACTATAATATCTGATGTTACATCTGGAGATTGCAAAGTCAGTTCATGGTCATCTGCAGTAGACCCTTCAAATATAATTTTATCTTGTGGTATTAGCAAATCCCCGTCTGGATTTAATTCGGCGGGACCAGATGGCTGTCCTAATGCAGTTAATGGTATATAATCTCCAAGACTATTCTGAACATCTGAAGAAGATACAAAATCTTGAGTTAAATCATAGTTTTTCCATAAACCAGTAGAATCATCATATATTAGAGCATCTTTATCTTGAATATCTGTAATTAATACATTATGAAGTTCTTCTATTTCAAATCCGTTTTGAATTTTAACAAACATTGAACCTGTATTCTGGTGTCCGCCTCTTACTACAATTCCTAAGAATACTAAATGTGAGGGAGCTACTGGTTTGCTTATAAGTCCAAATATTAATGATCCTGGAGTAGATCCAAGCCATACTGGATCCCCGTCATTTGCTCCAGTTGTATCAATTCCTTCTAGAAGTCCTTCTGATACAAGTAAGCCTTCTCCGCCAGGAATTATGTTTTCCGCCAAAATTCCAAATGTCTTAGATGATGTTGATTCGGCGGAATTTGATGAAAGAGCTACTCTTAATTTACCAGATGCCCCTACTGATCCTGAAGCATATACAACTTGACCTTTAAGTAATGTTATTTCCGAAGCTCCATTTACAACAACTTGCTCAATTTTATTAGCAGTTGAAGTTACTGGATTTAATTCTAATTGTCTTATTCTATAATCATGGCTAGTTGTAACCGCCGAATTATCTGTTCCGACCTTGGCCTGTAAGGCCTCTATGGCGTCATTAGCATTTATATGTTGATCAGAATGTGAGGGGCTATTTAACTGATCAGTAGATACTGGATTAGTTAATGAATCTAATGAATTAGGAAAGTTAGTAGCCATATATGAATATTATACCAGCCTTAAAGTATAAACAGATGCCCCAGATTTCTCTGGGGCAATCTATTTATTATTGATTTTATTTACTCAGGTGCAGACTCTTCTGGACCCCAAGTTGTTGGGTGTAGCTCATCTAGTTCGGTGCCAGGAATTGGAATAAATTTAGACCCATCCCATGTGCATCCGATAGCGACCTTATCAGAATTTTCTTTGTCGTCTGCGAGAATTGTTTCATTTGTGCCATACATTATAGAAGCAACAACTTCGGCTGCTTCTAATGAATCTGCTTCAAAAATATAAAACACTTCATCTGAATTATTAGTTAGTGCATATTTAGCCATTGTTTCCTCCTATTAGTTAGCATCCATCCACTCTAGAATAACGATTCCTGGATCGCCATTTTGTGGCCAATCTCCATGTACATAATAATCGATATCTCCAAAGTTGGTTGTATTACGATTTTGTCTTCCGTTTGTTGCAGCTCCACCGTTTCCATAAGGAAGAACACGATAATGTGCAAATCCTTCATTATAGAAATATCTAGATGGGTTTTCAACGTTCGCAAAGTTTGCAAATCCTCTTCCTGGTCCTCCAGCAGAGTAACCTTCTACAGAAGGCTTTGCGCCTTGAACTCTAAACTTTGCAAATTCTGAAGAAGATATGCTATGCAAATAAAATGCTGAAGTTCCAGAGTTACCACCGAATCGATGATAATGTGAGTTTGTAGGCATTTGCCAACCAAATGTACGCCAGATACCACCAGCGTTTTGACCAACAAAGCCTTGGCCATCTGTTATATTATACGGAGTTGTGCTTGTGTTTCCGCGGAATATTTCTCGGAATGCTGACCCACCAGCACCTCCACCATCTCCACCGAAAACAATAGAGGTTCCGTTTGAATCATTTGAATGAGAAGTTCCAAAACCTCCCATGTGTCCTCCTGGACCACCGAATCTTTGCTGAGCCCATCCACCGATAGCTTCATCGGTAGCTCTCATTCCACCGCCGCCACCACCAGCAATTATGCCAGTTGTGCCTGCAGTCAATCCAAGATTATTTAGACGTGTGATATATCCTTCGTATGCTCCACCAGTCCAATATGAATTACCATTTTGAACATATTGTGGGCAATGATTTACTTCGCTGCTTACATAGCAACCAAATATCTGCGACATCTGGTTAGTACTAGCAACACGCATACGAATTCTTAGTCTTCCCTTAGTTGTTCCTACTGGAGAAGTTCCGCTATCAGAATATTTTCCATCACCTACAGAGGTATAGTTAAATGTTTCTGGGTTGGCAGAATTTAGCAGATTATTTGCATTATCATACCATTCTAGTGTTACTGTAACAGTATTATTGCTCTGACCAAGGCGTGTGTAAACGCCGTAATAATAGAATGTATTCTCTTCAAGGTTGAAGTAATCTGATAAGAACTCATATGCTGAGTCTCCAGAAGTTGAAACTATTGTTACTCCATAAGAAGACTTAAAAACATCTTGCGTATTACCTGTATCTCCACAAATAAAATGACGATTTCTTAAGTTCTGGTTAGTAGTTGAATCGTAGTCAGACCTAAATACTGATACTGATCCACCTACTGTTGCATTTGTCCATCCAGATGTGCTCCATTGACCTAAAGTATTAGTCATAAAAGGATTTTTGACACGGTTGGTTGGTGTTGTTGGTGAATTTCCTACAATTGTATCTCCACCGCGAGCACCATTAGTGGATTCTCCACCGCTTGATCCTCCAGATCCAATAATGATTGGAATGCTACCTGTAATTGCTAAATCTTTAACAACTACAGCGCCTCCGCCACCACCAGCTGAGCCATATCCTTGGCCTCCTCCGCCACCGCCACCTACGGCAGTAACTTTGGCCCACAGCGGCTTATCTGCTGTAAAACCAGAAGGAAGTTGAAACGTTCCTGATGATGTAAAAATTTGCTTTTTAAGTGTTGCTCCAGACGACGCTGGATATTGAACTAGACCCATATTATGACACCTCTGTTCCAGAGATGTGGGCTTTGAGACCTGCAGAAGAAGCTACTCCTGCAATAATTTCATTAGCCTCTAGCACCTGACGAAGATCTAGGGCAAGAATTCCATTTGCGGCTACGGAGACAGAAGATAGAACTTCGTGCGTTCCGAGCTTTATGGTACCCGTGATTGCAGATGCAGTTGTGTTAGTTAGCACAATATTTGTTACAACAGTGCTTGTTGCACTAGGTGTTGTATATAGTGTGCCTTCTGATGTTGCTAGCTCTTGTCTAGCAAGCTTTTTAACAAGATTTGGCATATTTATTACCTCCGATTAGCCTTAAATTGCTCCCATAAGAGATAGAACAAAGTCATTCTGTGTTCTAGTATCTACATAGGACTTACTCGTTACTTCATTTGCAGCTGTTGCTTCAGAAGTAACAATAAACTGTGCTGCCTGTAGCTTATCATATACTACACCAGCCTCAGAATAATTAATTGTTGTTGTTGGAGCAGTCGTAATTCCAGAAGAAAGCTTCCATACTCCGTCGCTTGCATCTTTAGAAAGCGCTGAATACTTTGTATCTCCTGATATTACATATTCTCCAATAAATGAGAAGTCTACAAGATTTCCTGTATTGTCTTCTGCTACGAAAATTGCAGGATTTGTGACTGCTAGATTTTCAGAAACAACTTGTGTTCCTCCACCTGAGAATGTAATCTGTCCTGAAATTGTTACATCTCCAGCTACATTCATATCTCCAAGGATACCTACGCCACCTACTACAGTTACAGCACCTGTCTGTGGAGAGGTTGAAGGAGTTGGAATCTCAACATGTACGTTTTGATCTGGAGTGATTGCAATTTGAGTATTTCCCGAAGAATATCCTCCAGCTGCAATAATAATCTTATTTTCAGAACCAGTGTCTGCTGTTGCTAAAACAAGATTTCCAGCTCCGTAATACATTGTTGCTGAACCGCTTGCTCCTGTTGTAGTAACATTTGATGCAGTTTTAGCATATGTAAATGTTGTTGAACTTGGAATTGTTGCAATTGTATATGTACCATTAAAGGTAGAGTCTACATTTGAAATTGTTACAGTTTTACCTAGTTCGAATCCATGATCAGCAGAAGTTGTAATTGTTGCTACATTGTTAGCAAGTCCTTTGCTTACAACGGTTGCAGTCAATGGAGCTTTTGCTGCGGTAAAAAGATATCCGTCATGTGGACCAGTAATTCCATATGTTGCATCGTCAAACTGATTACCAGTCATACCAATGCCAGTCCAACCGCTTGAATCGTCGCCGTTGTTAGCGTAAACGATTATATCTGTTGAAGATGTAGCATCATCATTACTAAACGCTATCTGTGCAAAAGAAGAGTCAGCAGTTCCAGAATCATATCTGAATACTGCTACTGCATTTGTAAGAGAAGCTGAAGTGCCCCAGCTTTGTGGAGCGTCTCCTACATATAATTCTCCAGCCGTAGCTGGAGCTGTTCCATTTAAAATATTTGTGACCAGAGTATTAATTGTTGTTTGAGCATCAGCAGTTGCTGCAACAACATCGTTCACACCGAGCATTTCCCCCAGATTTTTGAGTGCAGCGGAAACGAATACCAGGTCTTGCGCCGTATAAGTAGACGACGCTAAACTAGTTGTAATCTCAGACTTAATATCGTCAATCTGAGTTGACAAGCTTGCATAATTTGGCATTATTAGTTCACCTCTATCATAGTATTGTTATTCCTGCGATTTGTTCAACCTGTTTTACGAGGGGGAATCCGCTAACAGCGACTGGATTTATTGTAATCGTTGTACGATTATTTAGCAAGTCATCTGTTACTGTTGCCCCTATAAAATTGAATTTGAGTCTGGCTGGAACTGATCCGCTAGAATCATATTGAACTTCTTGATAAAATGGACTTGCCCAGGAAGCGACAGACCCATCTGTTGTTAAGAATTTGCCAGCATTTGTACTCTGGCTTGGCAGTGCAGACCCAGATCCGCCTAGTGATATTACAGACCCGTCTATTGTTATAGAGGAATTTGTAAGAGCGGAATTGGGAATATTAACTAAATTAGCTCCAGAAGTACCAGCGGGCAAAGTGACCGTGCCAGTAAATGTTGGGCTATCTATTGGAGCTTTTGTAGAAAGTCCATTTGCAACTGTAGTAAAAAATGTTGGATCATTATTTATTGCAGCTGCTAATTCTTGTATAGTATCTAATAAATTTGGAGAAGATCCAATTAGATTTGAAATTCCTGAAGCAACTTCAGAAATAACAAACGCTGTTGTTGCTACTTGAGTAGTATTTGTTCCAGCAGCTGCAGTTGGAGCTGTTGGTGTTCCAGTAAAAATTGGAGAAACTAATGTTTTATTAGTTACTGTTTGTTCTCCTGTTAAAGTGACATTTGCAGCACCTTGAATTGCATCATATAAATCATCAATATCTTGTTGAATTTGATCTTTAATTGCTGCTAAAGCTGACTGCTGATATAAGCCTTCGGAAACAACTTTTCCTAAAGCCATATTTGTTGTTGCAGTTTCAATTGCCTTCATCTGCAACAGAAGTTCTTTTGAATCTAGAACAGCTGCAGCAACTGCACCAACTGCTCCAGTTACTGGATCTCCAGTAACATTGCTTAAAACTGTAAATTGAGTAGATGTTGCAGAATCTACTATTGCATTTTGTAAATTAAATGCCTGAGTTGATAATCCAGTTATCGATATTACTTGTCCAGCAGAAAAGCTGTTGCTCGCAGTATATGTAACCTGTGTTCCATTTGCAGAGGCAGCAGTTACATTAACAGTCAAAGCATTTAATCTTGACTGAATAAGTGATTCTATATTAGAAAAATTTAGTGACATATTTTCTCCTTATAACGCCGCCAATGCCAGTACTTCTACGTCCGAAAGCTGTGCTGCCGTAGCAAAACCAGAAGTATTGAAGGCTGTTGTTTGAATTGTATTATCTGAAAACTTTATTCCATTAGCAGATACCAAAATTCTATTATCTGGATCTGTTGCGGCAACTCCGTCTGCTTGACCGATAGCGCTTGTTGGAATATAGTCTCCAAGGCTGTTTCCTACGTTATCTAGTTGATCTTGAACATTATCGACGAGACCACTTAGATAATTTATTTCAGTTGCTGATACAGTTACTCCCTCAAGAATATTTAATTCAGCGGCAGAAGCTGTTATATCAGTTACATCTGAGATTTGATGAGTATGTGATGAATCTGCTTTTGCAGATAAAAGATTATCTATTTCTGTTTTTGTGTATACATTTATTTCTGTTGGAGAAGACCATGTTCCAGCAGATTTTGTATATAAATTTAAATTAGTTATGTCAAAATATACGTCGCCATCTTGTCCATTAGCATTTTCTGGTATTCCTGAACCAAATGTTGCTGTTGCTACTATGCTTCCGCCTGCGCCAACAATTACGTTACCATCATAATCATGACTGTGATTTACTGTTCCGCCGCCACTTTCACCAGAACCAATATTTACCCAGCCGCTTGCAGTATAAACTCTTATCTTTGAATTAACAGAGTTATAATAAATATCTCCTACTGTTGCAGTTGTTGGGTCTTCTAAAAGAGAGACTAGGTTAACGGGGACTTTAAATTGTCTACTCATCGTTATCCTACAATTACTATTCTATATTCTCCATCTGATGGTGCAGCAGCAAATTTTACTGTAGTTGTATTAACGGAAGTGTGTTCAACATCCGCCTCAACTTGTGCATATGGAGAAGCAGTTTGATAGATTTGAACGGTAACATCTTGTGAACCAAGATTATGGGTAAACAAGAAATGTGTATTTGTTGGGCTATTGATAGAATCGGCAAGAAGAATACCCTTTTTAAACTTGCGAGTTATCTCATGATAATTTGTACCGTTATTTGTTAATGTCCACTGATCAGATGCTTCATTCCATAGAATTTCAACATCAGCTTCATCTCCACGCTCTACTCGGATTCCAGCGTCTGCAGTAGGGGCACCACTAAAGCTAGTATTAAGATTAATCTTATTATCTTCAATATTAACCTGTGTGGTATTTACTGCATTAATTGTACCTGTTACATTTAAATTACCGCCAACTGTTAAATCGTTGGTAATCGTTACATTATCTGGAAGTCCAATTGTGACTGTAGCATTTTCTGAACCAGAACCAGATACTGTTATTTCATTATCTGTTCCTTGAATTCCTGCTACATAGTTTCCAGTTGTTTGAGTTGCAAGGTCTACGTTCTTTATTGTTACATGGCCGTTTGTTACTGTAAAGTCTGCATCTGCAAATGATGCGATACCTTTATTTAGGGTAGTTGCATCTTCTCCAGATATTGTGATTGTATTTTCTGTTACTGTAACATCTATTCCTTCTCCGCCAAGAACGCTGAGGTCCTCGCTAAGAAGAGAAATTGAAGTTGTAGCTCCACCATCACCAATAATATCTAGTGTGGTTGCTACATCTACTTCGCCTGCTGCAGTTAAACGACCTTGTTGATCTACTGTAAATGTGGGTATCTTGGTTTGTGAACCATAAGACCCAACAACTACTGTTGTATCGTCAAGGTCTATTGTGGTAGTTCCAGCATTATCATCATATACTGCTGTTAAAACATTACCACCTAGGACTGAAGATCCAATTACATCTTGAATTACTTCAGTAGATGCCCCCATCGGCATCCATGGACCATCTGGCGAAGGTAGTCCATTGTAATAATACATTACATTGTTAGTATTATTGTAGTAGAGTTGTCCCGTTACTGGAAATGAAGGGGCATCTCCTATATTTACAATTCTAGCATTAATTAACTCATTTTTATTGAGATTAATACTGGTTACAAACAGTCTTGCCATTTACTTTGCTCCTCTAAGACAGGTACGCTGTCCCTGAGAATGGTTGAGCCATTGTCAGTGTTAAAGTGTTGTTATTATTATACTCTATTCCTGTTTCTAATATGTCTCCAGAGCTTGTTTTTACAGTTACATTTGGGCTTATGCCCATATTATGGTTTATTGCTACAGAATATACGCCATTTACTGGTTCTGGTATTTGTGCCAGCTCCCAGCTATAAATTAGGGAGGCATTTAAAAGAAAACTATTTGCGCCATCCCAAGTAAAATCTGTAGGCTTTGGTCCATAAAATTTAGTAGTTAACAAATCGTAATAAAAGTCTCCCTCTAGGCCAAGGTTACTCGCTGGAATTCCATTTCCATTTAGAATAGATCTACCTCTAGGTCCCTGCGGACCAGAAGTGCCTACAACAACCTTATTTATTGTTTCATTGACTACTATTGTATTATCTAAACTCATATTGTTACCGACCTACTTAATGTTAAAAATCCTTCTATTAATTTAGTTTTAACAAGATTTGAGTCTGTAATCATAAGATCATAAGAAGATTTTGGATAGAATAATTTATTTGTCTGAGTAGGAGTCATCCTTATGGTTATTTTTCCATTAGGACCATCTATTGTTATTCCTCCAGATGGAGAAGTTAACGTAAAGGCTAATTTGCTTCCACCCTTTGTGTCACGAACCTGCATTTTTGCGGTTGAACCAGTTAAATCAATAGGGTTATTACTAGAGTCTTTATACTCTATTGAAAATGTAAAAGTAGCATTTTGATCTACTTCCCAATTTTTTTGTGCTGCCATTTGCAAAAATCTCCTAAAATAGGAAAACTCCTATGCTCATTTTAGCACAGGAGTTCTCCTAATTGGTTATTAAATTATGCGGTTGGCTTTGTAAATCCGAAGCTGTTTTCGTTTGGATTTAGAGCCTTTAGAATAACTGGCAAGCATGCTGCTATACCACCCTTAATTAAATCTCCTGGGTCAGTATTTCCAGTCATGTAAAGAGCAATAGCGGCACCAAGGAAGTGGCGGCCATAGCTTGCTAACGCTGCTAGAATTTTCTCTTGCATTGTTACCTTTCCATCATTGTTTAGATCTTGTTTCATAAGACCTCCTATTTCTGGGCACGGTGCCCAGGAATTTTAGGGTTGCCCCTAAATCTATTATACGCCTATTATGCGGAAATGTCTACAATCTCGCAATTTCCGTCTGAAGTACATGCTAGGCTTTGTGTTCCAGTAGTTCCATCTTCTGTTTCGTAAAAAGATAAATCTTCCCAGCGAATTGATGACGGCATTTTAGCAAGAAGTTCTAGGTATTCTGTTTCTGTGACCTCTTGATAAGGAGCCTGCTTATACGAATGATCTGAATGCGGTAGGAATGAAATCCCTGATACCTCATCAAAATGCTTATATACCCAAGCACCTACTTCCATCCATTCATCTTCTTTAACAGATACAGTAATAGATGGTTTATGCTCACACCATTCACGCTGATACACAAGCCATGTATTTAGGTGATCAATAGCTGTAAGATCATCACGAACAATTGCCCCTTCTGGTGCTTTTACTGGAAATGAGAATACATAAGTTTGATCTGGTTTCATAAAATCATCTTCGCATGGAATTCCAACTTCTTTTAAGAAAGTTGAAAGTGGATCTTTTTTGTCCCCACGAACTGTGCGAATATAGTATGGGGAATGCCAAGGGTGCATACCTGAAGATACCCCTGTTAGCTGTGAAACAGTTCCCGATGGCTTGACGCAAGTAATTGCAGCAGACTCATTGATTCCAATCTTTGCTGCCTCTTCTTTATTTGTTTCTCTGGCGTAAGCCCTCATGTCGTTTAAGAATTGACCTAGGCCTTCTAGATCCTGCTTACCAGACATGAACTCATGTCCAAACTGTCCAGTTATAGAAACGCCAAGCAGTCTTTCTTCTTCAGTATTATCTTTCCAGATTTTACGAAGATACTTGAAGTCGGTAAGTGTTGATTGCCAAGTTCCAAGTATTGTTGCTAGGGCTATTTTCCTCTGTATGTCTTTTCTAGAGTCGTGCTCTCTGATGACAACTTCAGAGAGATTGCAAAATTGATACGGGCGAAGAATGATTTCAGAACAAGGATTGGTACCATAATGAATATCAGGGTCCCTTCTACCAAACTTAGCGGCCTGTGATTGTGCAGCCTTGACATTGTATATACCTCTTTCTCCAGACTTTGAATCATATAGATTTTTCCACTCAGCAATAAACTGCTCCATCTCTGGTTTACGTGAATATGCTACTGAATTGTTTGAAAGTGCACGTTGAGAATTATTCTCCCACCAATTTCCTGACTTAGCCTGTGCCATCTCTATATCATTAATATTAGAAAGTGAAATCATAGCGGAACGACGAACTCCACCAACTACCACAACTTCGCCAATTTTACACATAATGTCATGAGCCTCAATAGGCTTTAACTGACGGCCTGCTGCTGATTTAAACTTTGCAATTGTAAAATCAAAAAGATTAATTAATGGCTGGGGTCCAGATGAACGGCCCCCCATTGTTTTAAGACGTGCGCCTGCTGGGCGAAGTTTTGATACATCTATTGCTGGGACTTGTCCAGCCCAAAGCATTGCAAGAAGTTCACGATAAGCCTTTGCCCAACCAGACTTTGAATCTTCAACTACGATAACAGTTGTAGATTTTTCAAATGACTCTGGGACGGCGGGAAGTTTATTAACATACTTATACTCTACAGAGAAACCTACTCCAGTTCCACACATAAGAATATACATTGTTTCATCAAATGAACGTGGGTTATCTACTGGAACAAATGAGCAGTTATATCCTGCAACATGATCTCTGTCAAGAGCAGCACCTGCAGTCATTACTGCTCGCATCGAAGGCATTACATTTCTATTATAAACAGCATTTTTAAGTTCTTCTATAAGTTCTGTAGATGGCTCATAGTTATATCTTGTAAATAAATGATCTAGCATAAATGCAAAATATCTATCTACTGTTTCACCCCATGTTTCACGACGGTTTTCATCAGATAACCATCTTGCATATCTTGATAAAGCAATAAAATTTTCATAGGGGTTTTCAATAACTTTCGCCATTTTTGAGTAAAGCTCCTTCTCCGCCTTGCGGTTAATATAAAAAATGAATAGGTTCTTATTCTACCAAACTTTATTTAGCGTGGGAAGAGGTTTTAAAATTTTTCTTCTAAATGTTTGAATGCATTCTTAGTCAACTTAACCCAATTGTATTCTTCATGTATTTCAGTTGACTGAGCATAATAATAACCAGAATATGCTCTAAAGTTTTCAGTAACATCTAACATTTGTTTTTCAAGATGCTCTTGATCTGGTTTAAACATTTGACCAACATGCGGATCTCCAACAGCTTTTGGCAAAGTCTCATTAGTAAGTGTAGACTTTAACTTTAAAGGGCCTATATATTTTTCATATTGTGCCCAAGGATAAGTTGTTATCGTCGGCATACCGCTTGCTAATGCCTGCAATGGGATAAACCCAAAACCTTCTCCCCATGTAGGATAAACTAAACAATGGTGGGTATGATAAAGATCTACAAGGTTTTTAATATCGAACTCATCTGTTATTATTGTTATATTAGAATACTTTTCGTTTGGCATTATTGCATTACCAAATTTATCATAATATCTTAATGTATGAGAATTGTGAGCTTTTATGGTTAGTCTGTATTTAGGATTATTTCCAAATAGTTTAGTGAATGCCTGTAAAACATTTTCTCCGCCCTTTCTTGGAGCGGGCTCTCCAACATGCAAAAATCTAAATGTATCTCCAACTACCCTGCGATATGGTTTCCAGATATCTTCTATTCCATGTGGATATACTTTTATATCTTTTGTTACCCCATTATTTTTAAAAACTTCTGCATTCCAATTTGATGTGGCCCAAACTTCATCGCAATCATTATTATAGGAATTTACCCAATCTCTTCTCATTCCTGTAGATTCCCACGGAGTATAGCCAATTTGGTATTGATTTCTATGTAATTTAAAATGTTGAGGCTGTGTAAAATTTAATTGTATTTGAGCTTTGGGGTCTGACCAACGAACTTCATGTCCTAATTTATGCAAAGAATTAACTATATTTTGTGCGGCGTATCCAAATCCAACAGAAGGATTTAGCCCAGAACGGGGAACATACAAAGAAATACGCATTAAATTCCTAGTCAACTAACTTGACAGTTGCTCACCGCCAATGCTATTATTATAGTTCGTTATCTCTATAGGAGGAATACCCATGGAGAATATCAAACAACGTTTGAGCGAAGTTGCTCATAGTTGGACATCTATAGGAATGATAACATTATTTCTATTTGGAGTCCAGCCCCAAGCAATAGAAACTCAAGCAAATGCTGTGCAGCCAGAAATAGCTGTAGAGCAAGTAGTACTACCGAAACAACTGAAAAGAGAAACGCTGGAAAAATTCAGCAACACTGTATACAAGCCTTCGGAGACACTTACAGATAAAGAACTTAAAGAGTTATTAAAAGCTGTAGGTTTTGAAGGAAAAGCCCTTAAAACGGCTTGGGCTGTTGCTAAGGCAGAGTCTAATGGTAGACCGATGGCTTACAACGGTAACAGGAATACTGGAGACAGTTCCTACGGAATTTTTCAGATTAATATGTTGGGAAAACTCGGCATTGATCGAAAAGAGAAATTCGAACTGCGATCAAATATACTTTTATTTGATCCTGTTATAAACGCAGAGATAACGTATTACATGACTCAAGGCGGAAATGACTGGAGCTCATGGACATCCATTAGGAGTGGAGCCACCCAAAGATGGTTGGCAAAGTTCCCTGAACAGTAAGAATGGAGAAAGTCATTGAAGATACAAATAGTATCTAAATATTTGGCTTTAGCAGAAGAGGGCCTTGTTCCTGGAATATCATGTCCAGTAGATCAAGGCCTTCTTATGCCTAATTTAGATTTAAATGATACAATTTACCTATATTGCTTATCTTGCAATTATAAAAACAGTATGGGGTTAGAAGTTTATGACAGAATCGAAAGAGCCGTTAAAGCAAATACAAACTGACGGTGGAATAATAATAGAAACAGACCAAATGGGTCGAGAGAAATTCTGGGAAGACTTAGGAAGACCTAATGACTGAAAAAGAGAAATCGCAAAATTTAGAAGATAACCTAGATATGGTTAATTATATTATGCTACACCGCATTTATGATATATTAACACTTATTGCAAATAAATTGGTGGGACCAGAAGATACATCCAAGCTTATAGAATATCACGATCAAGGATTTTTATTAGGTCCCACCCCATCATATACGCCAAACGAAACTGATGAAAATAACTGAAGACGATTATATAACATATTATGAGAATATTTTAGATGTATGCAAGTCTTGTGACTTGTATTTTGAAGATGAAGATTCTTGTCTTATAAATAATAAATTGGTTTTTGAAATTGTAAAATCAGAGTCTCCAATTTGCCCTATAGGTAATTGGTAGTGTTGACTTTAGTATAAATAAATATTATACTAATATGGTATGGGTTGCAGCATTCCACTTTGCTCCCCGTACATGTGCTTCGGCGCAGCAAGTCCCAATCGGATCCGCCTCTGATTGGGATTTTTGCTATTGTTTTCTTTATATAAATATTGTATAATTATTGAATGTCAAATAACAAAGAATACTACGACGTTTTGATAACTACTCCTGGTAGAAACATGGACAGGAGATATGTTTTGTCTTTGCTGGCAACAATAAAAGAACTTGATAGTCTAGGAATTACTTGGTCCTATAGCAATCAATCAAGCTCTGATGTTTCAATAGCTAGAGAAGCAACTATTCTAGGATCTTGTAGGATTATGGGCTGGGCTTCAAATTTTTCTGCCCCCATAAATGGAAACATAGATTATAAGAAAATTTTTTTAATAGACTCAGACATATTTTGGAAGCCAGAAGATTTTTTAAAATTATATTATTCTGAAGAAGATGCCATATCTGGTGTGTACCTGCAAGATGATCAGGAAACAACAACATTACTAACGCCTTTAAAAGAAAATGATGGTGCTTTTTCAATGTTTACTGAAAGAATGAGAACTCTTTTAAGATCAGAGATTGTTAATAAATCAGCAAAATTTGAAATATCTGGATGCGGATTAGGATTTGTATGTTTAAAAAAGGGAATATTTGAATCTGTAGAAAGACCATGGTTTCAGCATTTGACAACTTCTGGAGAGGTTATCAACGGCGAGAAAATTGTAGAGTTAGTATCTGAAGATATATCTTTTATTAAAAGATGTCGTGAAAAAGGATTTAAGTTTTATGCTGATCCAACAGTTCTTGTAGGACATGTTAAAAATTGTGTTATTGACTGGTAAAAGTATTCAGAGCCCAATATCAGATTTGAACTGATGACCCTTCGCTTACAAGGCGAATGCTCTGCCACTGAGCTAATCGGGCTGAGAGCGGATGATGAGAATCGAACTCACCCCTTCTGCTTGGAAGGCAGAGGCACTACCAATATGCAACATCCGCATTGCTGGACCACCAGGGCTCGAACCTGGGACCTAGAAGTTAACAGCTTCCCGCTCTGCCGTCTGAGCTATGGTCCAATAATTCTAGTATACTAAATTTAGTGCGAAATTAAAAGTGCGCCCGAAAATTGCGGCGGCGGTAGAAGAGAACTACATCCAATATCCCAATAACACAATAATACCCATAACAATAAATAAACTAGATATATACAATATCATGATGCCTTATTATTTCCCTTATTAATCTTTCTCATATGTGTCCTAATTCGATGACAATTAGAACAAACTATCTCACATTTAGCAATTTCTTCATCTATCTTCTTCTTGGACAGAGTAGGGATCAATTCCATTACATTTTTATGCTTTTTACCACGGACGTGGTCAAAGTCCATCACATAATATGGATATTTGATCCCACAGTCCAAACAAGGAGTCTTCTCCTTAAGATCTCGTATGTATTGCGCCAAATAAGCCTTCTGCTTGGCAATAGAGACCTTTTCAGACTTCATAGGGTCTTTGACCCTTTAGAGACTCTTATAAAGGTCCTGCAGACCTTTTGAGTCTTCATCTATGATAATACCTACAAAGAAGCATCATATGGCTTAATTATAGCAAGGAGATTTTTTTAATTACCCGCCAAAAATTATTTTGATAAATATGCGATAGCTTTATTAAGTAAATCTATGTCATCTCTAAACTGACCTAAACCAATATTACATGAATTACATAACCAAGATCTAAACTCACCAGTTTCCCAGTTATGGTCTAAATACCATTTTGGTGAAGTTTTGTTACAAATAGGACATAGATATCCATCTTCTGGATATGGAAATTGTTTTTTTAGTTGACTAGTTATCTTTTGAGATTCACCTTGACATATTTTGCAAACAGACTTGTAATGAATTTTCTTCAAGCTTGTTACAGCAATGACCATTTCTGATAATGGTTTTTCTATTTTGCATACTCGACATGTTTTCATTTGCATACCTTATAGTGATTATATAGTGTCATATGGGCAAAGCCTGATCTACATTCTATTTCCCGCCCACATTTATCACAAATTATTATCCGATTAGCCGCCATATATTTATTATATATTATCTAATTATTCTAGTCAACTGCTTTTATATACAGTCTATATGCATTACATGCTTAGTATTTACATTCCATAAAACTTTGGAATGCTTTTCGATCCAAGCTTGACAAACATCACATTTTTTAGGATATATACAGGTTATCTCTTTCCAGTCATACTGGATCGACTCTTTCCTAGCTAAAACTTTCCTATTAGTAATTTCATGTTTAAATTTAGCCATTGCTTCCGCCTTTAAAAAATAAAACCAAAGTCCCACCATGAGACATAAGTAAAACATATTCAATAATATTGGCATTTCCAGAACATAAGAACCCCTATACCCCTTAAACTATTTCTTTAAAGGAACCCCGAAAATGGCAAGTTATAAATTCGCATTTCATCGGTTAGATCTTATGTTAGGAAAGGCATTTCCGTCACATCTTGAAGTAGACCCCTTGATATTATCTCCAAAACTCTTCAAGGCCTTAATGATATCATGCACATTTTATTTAGGTCAAGACATTACGAGATCTTTTTTAAAATCGCAGAATTTTTGATCAACTAAAAATCAAGTTTTCTAAAATGTTAATATATTTTTTATTTGTATGATGCGGGGTTTGGCAATGTCCGATTTGTCTAATTAGTGCGCCCATATGTGATTTAATTCACAGAAAAATAATGTGATATGACTCACAATGTCCGATTTATACGCATTTATAAGTTGATAAATGTCAGTGGGTAGGTATATAGTAAAGGTATTAGATAAAAGAAAGGTTCAACAGATGAACACTATATATGAATCAAGAAACGACTACATGATAGTAGACCCTAACGACTACATCACCTGCCCAGTATGGGGCTTTCAAGTTTACAAATCTCACGATTGCTCAAAGCACTAAAGAAAGGAGCATATAAATGCTAACTCAAACTACATTAAATAAAATCGTCTATGAATATCAACACGGCGGTGTTCAAGGTAATCACCCTGAACTAACCACCTATGAGCGTAAAGCTCTTCTAGGGTATCTCTTCAGACTACCCTCAAAATGCTCTCCTGAGTGTGAGGCAACTCACACCGCATAGGCGGCGTGTCGGGTTGAAAATGTCAGCCCGCTCTGATAGTCTAACGACATAACAAAATTGAATAAAAGGGTATGAGCCTAGCAAATAAACCGAAAGGGTGAGCCTAGCAAATAAGACCCAGCCAAACAAACTAACTAACTAACTAAACGAATAGGAAATAAATAAATGAAAATCACTTACTCAGTATGGCAAGGCTCTATCATCAAGGGCACAGGATTTACCGCTAACACAATGAAAGAAGTAATGAAAACAATAGATGAACTAAATGAAACAGGTGTAAAGCCTAAGTTTGAAGCGTTTATCTCTAAGGTAGAACAGGAAGTAAAATAAAAATGTATTCATGGGAAAACAATAATAACGATTATAAATACGAAACTATTCAACACTACGCACCCGTAGAAAGTTATAGTCACCTGGATGATGAACTTGAAATCTCCCTAGATGAAATGCTAGAATTAGAAGATGAAATTGAAATGGAAGAATTGGAAGGTGAGATTTATGCCTAAGAAAAATTGCTCCATGTGTTATGGTAGGGGCGTTATCTATGTAGGTAATCGCTATGAATACACTATAGAACCTTGCGAGTGTAAAGCATGAATAGATTATTAACTACCGCCGTCCAGCTTTTCCTAGTGGTATCCGCTGCCTATATGCTCCGCCTAATATGGGCAGACCTAAAACAAGATGTGACAGACACCATAAAAGATTTGCGAAAATAATCGGCGTGTCGCCTTGACAAAAGCTGATCTGGCCCCCACGCTTTTGCGGGCCCGATTTGTACCATTATGTCCGATTTTAAAAACCCCTGAAAAATGTGA